GTGAAAAATTACCAGATAAGCACCACTTCAAGCGGTTTTACGAGCGATTAAACGCTCGTTTCCCGTACGATAGTTGGTTCTATTGCAACTTGACCCATGTTTGTGACTCGTTCGACGAGTTGCAGACTATGACTACCTTGGAATCCGGAACGGCGAAAGTCGTTCTAGTGCCCAAGGATAGTCGTGGTCCACGCCTCATATCTTGTGAGCCACTGGAATACCAGTGGATTCAACAAAGCCTCATGAGTGTCTTGGTAGACACGATTGAGACGCATCGGTTAACACGAGGATACGTGAATTTCACGGATCAGTCGATTAACCGCGGCCTAGCCCTCAAGGGATCATCCGACTTTAAGTTGGTGACCTTGGATATGAAGGAGGCGAGTGATAGAGTTAGCTTGGAATTAGTGAAATCACTGTTCCCGGCCAACTGGTACGATGCTCTCTACGCAAGTAGAACATCCGGTACCCTCTTGCCGAATGGCGAAAAGGTCCTCTTAAAGAAGTTCGCTCCAATGGGTTCAGCAGTATGCTTTCCCGTTGAGGCGCTCATCTTTTGGGCCCTTTCGACCTCAGTTGTTATGAATACCCAAAACCTGCCGCTCTCTATAGCGGCTACCAAGGTTTGGGTATACGGAGATGACATCATTTGTGATGCCCACTACCAGGGTGTTATCAATCTGCACTTGCCCAAGTTTGGCGTTATGCTGAACGAAAGCAAGTGTTGTACAGCAGGACCTTTTAAAGAGTCTTGCGGGATGGATGCCTTTTATGGGCAGCCTGTTACCCCTGTGAAATTTCACAGTGTTTGGTGTACAACACCGGAGCCCGGTATGATCGCGTCGTACGTAGAACTCAGCAATGAGTTCTACAGACGCGGCATGTTCGCGACGGCTTTCCATCTAGAACGCGAGCTCCAATGGGTCATTAGGACCCGAAGGAAACACGCGATACCCACAGTTAGTAGTGGGGAACCTAGTTGTATCGCCTTTGTGCGACCGTACGAGAAGGCGTTAGCCAAAAACCGTAGACTTGGAATACCGTTCTTCTATGATGAAGAACGCCAAGTTTTTATGGTCGCTGGTTATTGCCTTGAGTCTGAGCTTGTAATGGCTAAGACTGACAGTTGGTCGTTTCTAACTCGGGTCCTCACGGACTTAGAGCGAAAAACGGCCAAGTGCAAAGGGGATGTCTCCCCAATGCATGCGACTGCCTCGGAACTCCCGACCGGCCAGTACCCTATTGCTCACAGGGTCCGACTGATGAGAGCATGGACGCCAGTGCGGTAATTTAGCCGCACTGGTTTAAGAGTAGCATTACAGCTACCACTAAGCAGCAGC